GGTCTTGGATTGTTGCTTTGGCTTCGTTGAGGTAATCACGCGCATTCATGCTCTCACCTTATCGCGCTGCTCGTAGAACTTACGAACTGCTTTGCGGCCTTCGATGTAACCTGTGTTAATGCCCATGGTGTAGAACCACACGCAGCTGAGAGTCCAGAGAACCATCAGTATTCCGATTTCATAGATGTTCATTTACTGCCCTTCTAGTGCGCCCTTCGCACCTTCTTGGCATAAGTGTTGCATGGCTAGCAGACAGCGCCTAATACATTTAGATAACGAAACGGTAACAATTCTCCATCATCCATCGCATCGTCAATAGTGCGTTTGATGTCGTTATCGAGATCGTCCATAACGCCGACCAGCAACTACAAAGGTGCCGTCCTTCTCAATGTTAATAAGGGTCACTTGGGTATCTTCAACAATAATAAAGGCTTGCTGCCAGTTCATAGTTCCCTTGGTATATCCCGCCTTACGAACATCCATTAGATGCCCACCTTCTACGCCTCTCAGGATGCGCCCTATTTTGCCTCCAGATGCCTCTGTAAAGGCCGATGAACCTGCTCGGTGAGTGTGACCACAGACCACGCTTAAACCATGCCTACGAGCCGCTCCAAGGGCTGTGAGACCCGCATTAGGGTTAATGCCCTGCTCGTCTCCATGAACTGCTACCCAGCCCTTAGCAAAGGCGTAAGGCTTCTTATGATAGGTGATGCCTAACTCGTCTAAACGCATGAAGCGTTCAAAGCGTAACTCTGGCAAAGCCAAGAATGCAGGGATTTTCTTCATGATTACGTTATACAAGCGATCCGTATGATTACTACGAATCATATGCGCAGACTTGGCATGTTCAGTCAAAGACCAAAGAACCTCAACTGCTAGGTCTCTATCCTCAGCTAGTGTTTGTTCGTACCATCCAGGTGTGCCGTCTGACCATCGGCTGATCTGTGGGAGGTCGATTTCATCTCCCAATGTAACCACGCTATCTGGGCGGTATGCCTTAATAAAAGATGCAACATTCCTGACAGCAATTTCATCATGGTAAGGCACTTGAAGGTCTGGAACGATCACTTGCCGAAATACGGCCATGGTTAGTCCTCATCATCGTCATCGTATGGAAGCGGATCTATCTGGTTTGGCAGTTTAGGAAGTATCCAGTCAGGATAAGCAGTAGGTTCAACGATTATGGCTAGCGCAATATCTATAGACATGCCTGCCCTGCGTAGGGCTTTATACATTTCGTTAACTGAAATAGCCCAGACATCTAACGCGTTGTAGGTATCTAGGTCGATAGCCTTCTTGCGAGCCATGTGACTAGTGTCTCTTACCTAGTAATTCAATAATCGTATCGACACGCGCTTCTAGTCGATTAACTTGATCTTTGATAGATGAGCCGCTATTGGGCTTCAACTCCGCTAAATAGTGTTTGATCAGGAACTGCAGCATCGCAGTTACACCACCCAGCACCGTCACGATCGCTACTGCAATAGCAGCGTAGTCTGTAGCGTTCATCGTTTGGGCGTGGCATATCCAAAGACTCCAGCAAGAACAGCCCAAAGGATCGAGCGGTAATCTGCTGCGAAGTTAGATGCAGCCCAAGCCGATAGGAATGCACCGGCGGTTAAGAATGCAGGATTTTTCATGTTCATAGACTTCCCCCTAATAACGGAACATTAAAGAACGAATTGTCTTGATCACCTTTGCGAGTGAAAGATACATGGAGATGAGTACGGTGCTGGTTAATCCCTTTATACTTTCGCCAACGCCATAGACTTCTAGGGCTTGCGATTTTGCCGTCAAAGATGAGATACGCGATTCGGCGATCAGTCTTTGCCAAGACACGAAGTTGATCTGCCACATAGGGCATGATGTCCGGCTTAGGTTTCCCTGATAGATCGCGGTCAAAGTCAACGGCACGAACCCAGCCCTGCTCATCTGGATTATGGTCAGACTTACGAGTTGCGTGCTTACTATCACCGATCCAGCCGTCTGAGGTACGCAGACGATCGCTGTAGGCATCGTCAAACTGCTCTCTTAGTTGGATACCGGCTTTGCATAGTTTGGGCTTCATGCAAGCAATAGCGCCAATTCATCTTGGGTAAGCCCTAAGCGATCTGCAATAGCAGCCTTAGCCTCAGCCTTTTCCGCTGCTGCTTGCTCCTCGTCTGCCTTCGCCTTTGCATAAGCGATAGCATCTGCTTCGCGTTGCTTGATTTCCTCGGCTGTTAGTTCAACCTCAGAGACTTCGCCTGTCTCGCAGTTAACGATGATCTTTGTGTCTGCCATTTTGTCTCCTATGATTTGAGTATGCCGTAGAGTGAAGCGGTTGAGTATTGAGAAAATAAAGTTCCGACCAAAGGCGTTAAAGCCACGCTAGTAATTGCTGCGGTGTTAGACCATAGACCAGCGATCATAATTGCATAAGCAGTAGTGGCGTTAGTTTCCTGAACGCCGTCAACGCTAAAAGATTTATTGGCTGAGCCTGCATAATTTGGGATATAGATTTCGGAGTTACCGAAGGTGCTGGCTGTTGCTGTAGAGCCAGTTGCAATGCTTGCGGCTCTAGAAGTTGTAATCGAAGCGGCGGCTGCACCGTCTCCGTATAGTTCGCGCCCAGTAAAAGAAGTTGTGCTGCCATTGAAGGAAATAGCGATATCGTCAAAGACAGAAGCCTTGTTAGTTCTGCCAGATATTTTAACCACTAGATCGGTATAAGTAGCAGGGATACTGCTAAAGGTTATGTCGGCTGCACCCAATACGCCAACCGTTACGGTACTTCCTATCTTTACATAAGTGTTAGCCATTATGCCGCCTTAATTCCATATAGGGTAAAGGTTGAGCCAGAAGCGAAGTTGCCATTGTTGATGTTAATAACCATTTGGTTAATTGCTGCTGGTGTTGCTCGCCACAGAATAACTATCGTTGCAACATCTCCACCAGCCCAGTTAGTGCGAACTAGCGAAGTCTTAAAAGTTGTCGTGTTTGAATAGTTTTGAATATTTATTATGTGGTTATATCTGCGACCAGATAGCCAAGCCCCTGCACTCGGCAAGTATGACTCGCTGTAACGACCGCTTTGAGCAGCAGATCCAGTACCGCGCAAGTAGGTTTCGCTATAGTTAGTCGCGGCAGTTTCGCCATTAAAGCGGAAGGTTACATCTTGGCTCGCGCTTGGGCTAGTTCCTTCTCCGTCAATTACTACCACTAGGTCTGTATAAGTTGCAGGAATAGATGAAAAGGTTACTGAGGCAGTTGAGCCACTTGCGGTCGAAGTCGCTATCGGTTCATAAGTTGCTGGCATTATTTAATCCCATACAGTGCGAAGGATGAGTATTGCAAGAAGTTATTAGATGAAGCAGTAATTCGAATAGTGCTAATAGCGGCAGTATTGCGCCAAGCGCCTGAGCGTAAAGCGATAACTCCTGCTCCGTTTGTATCTACGCCGTCTAGGCTGCGAACGGTTTTATTTTTATTAGTATTCGAATAATCAAGAATGTCAATAATAAATGCACCAAAAGTATTCGCGGTATCCCCTGCCTGTGGTTCTGTGGCTGTTGAAATAAACGCGGTGTTAGCAGTTCCCGAAGCGGTTGCATTAGTGCCATCGCCTTGAAGTCTATGTAAAGAATAATTGGATGCAGTATCAGAATTAAAAGTTATATATCCAATTTGGAAACCTGAACCCGAAGTGGAATTTCTAGCAATTCCTCTAATTTGAAGATGTTTGTAAGCACTAGAAATAGAGGTAAATTCTAAATAAGCCGAGCCGCCAGCCGCAGCATTCATGGTGGCAATAGACTCATAATCGGTCAGCGCAATAGGCGCGCTAACTCCCATAAGTCCAGCAATTTGATTAGCGATCATTATGCGATCGCACCCACGACATACCAAGTATTAGCAGCGGTCTTGATGCAGGCTGCTGACTTATATTGTGCAAGGGTTGGAGAAGCTGCTGTTGCACCGGCTGAAAGGACTGTGGTTGTGCCAGGTGTTACTGCCGAGATGGTGCATAGTCCAGCCCCGATATTGAGAACTGTGAGGACTGTGCCGATCTCGAATGCTACTGAGGCATCGGTTGGGATCTTAAAGGCGATAGCAGTTGCCTTATTCATGATCTCTAGGCTCTGATATTGGTCTGCCAAGACCGCTGTGTAGTCGGCTGTATTAGCCGCGCCTACTGAGAATGAAGTGAGTCCATTGTACATAGCCGCGCTTAGGACATCGCCTGTGCTTGCTGGAAAGCCTGTTGCCATTTATATCTCCTAGTACGCCATGATTGATTGTCCGATTATACCCGATACAGGGCTCCCGATCAGGAACCCTTCGATTATAGGCTCGAGCGTGGTCACAACAACCTTCATGGAATTTGGCGTGATATCCCATGCAAGTCCTTGAGCTTGTAGTGTCTTAACGATAGTTGAGCCATCTGGCTGAATGTTCTGTATCCGCAAAGGCTGGAAGTAATCCAGATCCAGCATAGTCGCAGTCGGTACATCTGGATCGAGTAAATCGA